CTTGAACTTACCAAATGGCATAGTCTGCACAAAGCCATTGATTCGTTCGCGCATGTTGTCAATGCCGTTCTCACGGCTAGCGTTAATCTCTAGAACGTCAAATGCATCAACGCCAAGTTCATGAATGAGAACCTTAGCGAGAGTAGTCTTGCCTGTACCCGGATCACCGCTGAGAAGAAGATGCGGAATCGTACCTTCTGCAATCCAACTCTTTACCTGCTTACGCTGAGTTTCATCAACGAACACATAATCAGATACCTTATTCGGGCGATACTTTTCTACCCAGAGATTATTTTTCATTATGTCGGTCTCTCATTTCTTTACGAATGTTGTATAGTGAGTTTAGTGCCTCATCGTTGCCAAAGTCAAGATCGAGGTTAGCCAATTCTTTTAGAGCCTTGCTAGTTCTAGAGAATGCAATGGTAGCTGCTGCTGCGGCTGCTCCTACTGCTGCAAGTGCAGCAATATATGGTGCGTAATCTTTGAGAGTTTTGTTTGTCATTGTAATAGAATACTTGATGTTGTGTGAAAAGTCAAGATATTTGGGGAAGTGATTCTCGCCTCACGAGCCTCGTAGAAATGTTTCTCACTTCCCCAAACGTATTAGTATTCTTTATCTGTCATTGTATAATCGTTAACTTTTTCTTTACTTACTAACAAAATATCATTTGGATCTACTTTGCGGATGACTTTCTCGCCGTCTTCGTCTTCAATAGTCTGACCACGTGACCAGCGACCGTGTGCTATCATAATATAATCGCCTACTTCTATATCGGCTGTTACTTTAGGCCCTAATGCGTAGACCTGCGCCCAACGTGGACGAATGCCTGCGCTTTTCATATCGTCATCAATAATGATGATGCCACCACGACTGATGCGCTCTCTAAATTCCATCCCATGAACTAGGATGTGATCTCCGATTGCTCGGAACTCGTTAAACTTTGTAGTAGATAAATTGCGTTTTTCTGCCATGATTACTTTTTCTTGGTGGTAGTAGTAGTTACGTCAGGCATCACGAAGTCTGGTGCTTCGCTAGCAGGCTTGATCACGATCTTTTCTGCTTCTGCTGCCTTCAATGCTTCAATTTCTGCTGCTTCATTATCGTCTTCAAACTCCATTTCTTCTGGATGAAGTTCTTCGACGGGTGGCTGAATATCAGCAGGTGCGTCCTTTGGCTTTAATACGTTTGCAGCACGATTAGATACTGTACGCTGATATGCATCACCGACCTTCTTAGTGACAGGTACAACTACCTTACCATGACTGTCGATAGTGTCGCCACGTGCGTTTACGTTCATATTACCTACTGCACGAACATGTTCGTTCCTAGCAGCAATCTGGCCCATATCAATATTTCTTCCTAGGGCAGAACGATGAGTTACCATGAGTTTTTCTCCTTTGTCTTATATTTATGCTCAAAAACGTGGGTTATTTCAAAAACTCGTCTACTGGTAGGTCGTAGTACAATGAATTGATCTTGTGTACGCCAATAAGAAACAACACAAAACTTGCAACACTTGACCCTCTACCTACTCCCCAAACAATGTTGTTGGCTCGCATAGTATCAACAAGATACTTTAGGTACCGCAATAGCGGAAACATATCACGTTCTTGATACAATAGTAGTTCTTCCCCTACTCGTTGAAGTTCAGCTTCACTTTGGCATTGATCCAGTACAAACTTTGCAATATCAAACTTAGCGTATTCAACTGGGATAAAGAAGTTTTCTTGACACTTCATGTCAAATTCTTCAACTGTCATACTATCGTCAACGATATACTCAATGAGTTCTGGAATGTTTTCTACATATAGGCTGTTATTGAAGGTTACCTTATCAGAAACCAATACGTTCTTCAAACGAATGTCAGGGTTGGTTAGATATATATTGCAGATGTCTCTTTCAGAATAAATCTGCTGCCCATATTTGTCTGTGATCATGTTGCTATTATAACACAGCAATTTGATGTTGTCAAGTTATTTCCAACCCAACTCTAATGCGATCCATTCGTTATCGTCAAACAACTTGACAATATTGGATTCGTTGTTTGGTTCTTCGTCGCTGATGCTGAGGTCGGATTTGTTCCACCAATATGATCCGGGATAATAGTTTTCTGCCACTTCAGAGACTATATTATATCTAACACCCTCGCTCAATTCTGAGCCTAGGATAAGATCAGTGACTTGGACTCTACCTCTCATTATGGCGTTTAGTTTAAGAAGCAATAATGAAGCAAAGATTTCATCATGTGGCTCAGCAGGAAGTTTGCATACTTTCAAGCCTGCATTTTCGTATTTGTCAATACTTTCTTGATCGTTTTCGTCAACAAGTATAGAGTTTTGAATTACATTTCTAATATAATGTGTAGCTCTGCCTACAGCAATACTAGGTTCATCTGGGCTATCACATTGCTCAACAAGCATTGATAACGTGATTGCATAGGAATTGATCCAAAATGTATCTTGGTAATGGACTCCTGTTTGGAAATAGTAGTCTTTTTCAATTCTTGTGTTCATTGTCGGACGATATGTTGATTCTGTTGTTTAGTTTTTGCTTTTCGAAAATCTCATCCATCTTCTTTGCATGTTGGGCCTTATATGTCCCGATAGCCATTTGAAGTTGATGGATGAGAGGACCGTTACCGGTACGATACGCAAAAGTAAGTTTGGTATTTAAGCTAGAGATAGTATCCTGAAGTTGCTCCAGTGTCTTCTCTTGTAATTCGTCTTTATTGATAAATGGATGTTCCATAGTTTACCAAGAAGTAAGAGCGATTCTTTTCCAAATATCATTGCCTTCAGTGTAGATAGTAGCTACTCCGGACAATCCTGTTGTAGTGCCGGGAACAAATGCAGTTCCAGCAACACCATTTACTCGTGACTGACTGATAGTTACGTTAGGTGAACTGATAGTCTTAATATAATATACAGTTCCTGCAACGATATTTGTGTTAGCTGTATCAACGTTGCCGCTAAAAATAATTGGAGCATTTAGTGTTGCGTTGGCTGTTCCGCTTAATGTAATAATATTACCAGTTGCGTAAGTGTTGACCAAACCCTTACTGTATGCATTTGAGTTGTAATCATCGGTGCTGATGTACAAATATGAAACCGGGTTAGCATACATTGCAGCAGTTGGAGTACTATTACCTGCTAGATTTACATTTCCTCCGCCTACTGAAGTTGCTACAGTAAAGGTAGTAGTTGACACCACGTTTCTTACATAGTAAGTTGTACCAACTGTGATGTTAGCTTCCATGCTAGTACCAGTGAATACAACAGGTAGATCAGGATATAGCTGTGCAGTATTACCTGTAGTTAGATAGTCTGCTGCATTAGTGCTAGTGATGTTCAACTGGTTTACAGAAGGACCAACAGCGATTGTTCCATTAACATCACCTGGAAGGCCAGTCGGTGGAATGTTTCTTGTTTGAATTTCAGTTGACTGGTAAGGGCGATTGATTGGTTCTACTGTGACTGTGTTACCGCAGTCAAGAGATGAGAAGCGAAGTTCAATGATGTTTGCGTTAGCAGGAGCACTGAGTGTAGCAACACCACCTACGTTTTCATAGTTCTCAAGTAGTGTTACACCAAAGTTGTTGTTTGAACTAATGCAGCTACTTGGAAGTTGTACATATGCAGGACCCGTATTAGCATAAGTCAATCTAACTACAACGTTGCTTTGTGTGTTAGTGGGTGCCCAATTACCAAACTGTAATGTAACATTTCCAGTTAATGAACCAAACTGTACATCTGCACGATTAACGTCAACGAGTACAGTTCCAGCAAGAGCATTGCCTAGGTTGTAAGTAGTTGCTCTAAAGCCGCTCGTTGATGCATTGCTGATAAGAGCATTGCCCATGTCATTGTTAAGAGTTGTGTTGTCAAGTGCAGCCTTGAGAACAACCTTAGATTGCAAATCGGTGATTTCATTGGCAGCAGTGTTGAACTGCCCTCTGATTTGAGTAAAGTTATCTCTAAAGCCCTGAGAGCTATTGTTGACTCCCGGCACTGGATAATTTACATTGATTCCGTTTGTGTTAATTTGACTGGTCATGTTTCTCTTTTTCCGTAATGTATTTATTGCCTGTATTGTGTCGTGTCAGGTAAAATAGTTTCACGAGGGAACAACACATAAAAGTCTTTACTATCAATAGGATTTGGAGTAGGAGTAGCACTTGGTAATACAGTCCAGGCTGCTGGATTGAGAGTATTATCAAAGTTGTAAGTTGCGCTCTTGTTCACTGTAAATCTATCAATTTCAAAGTTGATAGTATTTAATGTCTGCACTTCTCCTACTTCGTTTTTCCAATTATTCTGAATCTGATATTGAATGTACTCTGCGTAGCTAACAGTTTGGCCATTTAGTGTAGTTGTACCCGGCTTGCAATATGCAATGACCCAAGCCGGAGTATAGCCCAATGTAGAACCATTAAGTTGCTGACTTGTCATCCATAAGGGCAATAACTTGTAGTTATAGTCTTGCCCAAGAACATCTACTACCTGCTGTCTCATGTTGGGTAATGAGTTAGGATATAATACTCTAGCGAAGCCTGGTGTTCTACTGGTATAATACGTAGGAGGAGGCGAGTTTTCTCCCTCATAGCTAGTATAAATGTTAGTTTCAGTATCATACCATGGACCCAAGAATAATGGTATAGCTCTAGGCCAGTATATTTCTTTAGCTACACTCTCACCTTGAGGTGTGATAATATTAGATTGACTCTCATTTGAATAGTTATTATCTACTTCATTATAGTTCACTAGATTGTCATAAATCTCACTATAGACTACTTCATACAGTATTTCGCCAGTATTCTCATCGCGGGCGATGGCTGTTTTGATTTCACCTAACGTGATATTTCGCCAATAGTGATTCTTTTCTTGAATAGCAGCAACATATGCGTCTAGGTTATTTGCATAGATTCCATATGCGTGATCATATATGATATTCGTAGCTTTTCCAAAGAAAGGATCATCTGCTCTATAGAGATAATCAGTTGGGATAAGCGAGTCATTGTTGAGCAAAGTCGCTAATAGATTTCTATCCGAGATGCTAGGTGTGCATTTGCAATACAATGTGTCAACTGGTCTATCAAACTCTTGATATACGCTTAACGTAAATGTCTGAGATGAGTTTACTATCGGGTATTGTTCAGAGTATGCCTGCACAGTAAACGTAAAGTCAGTTGAAGTATTAGGAGATTGAATAGTAGTAGTCGGCTGAAAAGATACGATTCCTGACAATTCACCGTTTGGTAACAGTGTTAGGTTTGGTGGAAGAGTTCCAGAAGTAAGACGATATTGCAATGGAACATCGCTCACTGCTTCAACAGATTGTATACTAGTGATACCATTTAAAACGGTGCCCATATTAGCAGGAGTGATCCAAGTAACATTCCCAGAGACGTTATTTGT